TCCACCAATTGTTAATAGCTGGCTTGGAGCTGTGTCGCCCACGCCGACATTGCCACCGCTCGGATTAAGCGCGAGTGCATTGTTGGTGGTTCCCGTGCTGACATGCGACGCCTGGATCACGGTGTAGGAGGTCGTCGGATTCGTCGTCGCGACCTGGTAGATTTGCGTGTTCTGCGTGCTGGCGTTCGTCAGGGACAGGGTGAGCGTGTTTGAACTGATGCTGGATCCCGTGATCGACGAGTAGTTCAAGCGGGTGGAGTTGATGGTGGAACCAGCGAGCGTGGAATACCCAACGGAATTCGCGGTGATGCTGCTGACGGTCATTGTGCTGGCATTGATGGAGGTGCTCGTGGTCAGCGTGGAGACCGACAGGTTATTGGAGGCCAGGCTGCTGACATTCATGGAAGACACGGAGACTGCGTTGGTCCACGTGAGTGCGCTGCCTGCACCACTGGTTAAGAGGTACCCACTCGGAACAGCCTGAAACAAGCTCATGGTAATACTATTACATGAGATAATTCTAGTGCGATAAGGGATAACGCACGCTGTATAGACTCCGCAGAGATATATCGATCTTCATGGGGACAGTTGTATTTCACATGATCTTCATTGGGAGTTGTGTAGATTTCATTGTGATCTTCATAGATGCCAGGTATCCGTAGGGGTCTCATTGGGTTATGTCGGGGAGCGATGGAGTCTTTAGGTGCTCTGTGGGGACACTTAACCCACACCCCTCTCTCGGGGAGTTCTTTAGACTCTCTGCGTATCCGTCTTTAGGCCCTCTGCGTATCCGTCTTTAGGCCCTCTGTGTGTCCTTCTTTAGGCCCTCTGTGTGCCCGTCTTTAGGCCCTCTGTGTGCCCGTCTTTAGACCCTCTGTGTGCCCGTCTTTAAGCCCTCTGTAATAAAAATACCCCTATGGGAGAGGGGTGTGGGGACGGAACGTCTCCACCCTCCGTGGAAACAGTTGGATCTTTTCATGAAATTTGTGTGTCTCGCAGCTCCACTAGAGATCCTGTGCTTAGTTCGCTTTGCGGGTGAGTGCTCCCACGACGAAGAAGAGAACGATGAGGATGATCCATGTCGTCGAGCTGAACATTACTGTGTTCTCTGGGCGATAGAGCCTATCAAACTCCAGCATCGCCTTCATGGTTTCGTTCCCGTAGAAACATTCCGTTTTGAATGCGCGGAGGCACATCACCGTTCCATTGTCCACCACATCGTTTTCGCGGAGCAAGCAGACGGGAGTCTGGCGAGACATGTGCTGGTCAATCACGTGCTGGTTAAACGTGTTCGGATCAAAGTTGTAACGGTCAACTGTGCGATGGTCAAAATTGTGCTCGTCAAACGCGAGCATGTAGGCCACGGGGCGATAGAGGAGACACGCGCCACGTTGTGGAGACACACTGCCGCCTTCGGCGGCGCGTCCCCACACCCCTCCCTCCAATAGAGCCGCGGTTCGGTTCTCCCATCTCCACGGGGTGGGGGCACTTTGCGCCCCCACACCCCCTTCTCCCATAGGGCCCACAGTCTCCAACAAAGCAGGCCCGAAGGGACTGCGGGCCTTGTGGGGACTGCTTTGTGAATCCACGGCGATCGGTCGGATCTGCTGCATCATGATCTCTTTGCTCTTTACCAATTTCTCATACTCCTGTTCAACGTTGTTCCAGATGGCCCCGCACATGATAGAGCCATACGTGGCAAAGCATCGGTAGCCACATGCGCACTCCTCGTAATATTCTTTCATGCGAACGGCGTGGTTGATCGAGGTTTGCATCACATGGGCAAGGGTGTTTTCCTCTTCGCTTTGCACAGGGCCCGCTTCGCTTTGTCCCGCTTCACTTTGTCCCGCTTCGCTTTGCACAGGAGTTTCATACGTCATGTTCATGGTTATGTTGTTTTCATGGAAGAAAGGCGTGGAGACCTCCACATCGTTCGTGATGATGTTCATGGCTGTATTTGACCTTTTTTAGAGAGTCGGTGGGTTTCAATTTTTCGGAGTAGGAAGTCTTTAAGCCCCCTGCCAATAAAAAGACCCCTATGGGAGAGGGGTGTGTTTGTGAAGCACACAGAATGTCTCCACCCTCCTGCCAATAAAAAGACCCCTATGGGAGAGGGGTGTGTTTGTGAAGCACACAGAATGTCTCCACCCTCCATAGGAGTTGGGTCTTTTCATGGAAATCGTGTTGGTTCAGCAGAGTGCATACACCACACATGCGCAGACAACGAACAGGATAAAGGGGACGACTACAAACATCGCGGCATACACAGGCAGATCGTATGTGATGATCTCGCACGTGGGGCGTTGTATCGTCTCCCACACACGTTTCGCCAGACGGCCATAGATATACACCAGCATGGTCACGAGGATGGTCATCAGAAAGGGCAGCATCACCGCGTAGACATGGCCGCAGGTTGCCTCTTGGTGCTCTTGCATGGCCTGCATGGCGCCGAACATGGTGGCGTTCCCATGCATCGTGCAGTGGCGGGTGCACTTGAGCGGGAAGAAGGTTGCATTGAGGTATGTCCTGAAGCATTGGATGGTGCCGTCATCTTTCACGCTGCCGTGGTAGAAGAGGCAGGTCCGTGTCGGGCGATGGAACGTGATGGGGGAGTAGATCGCACAGTCCTTTGTGGGAGGGGTGGGCACAAGGTCCATCGTCTCCACAAACATTAGGGGGCCCACGGGGCTCTCGATCCAATCTCCATGCGTAGGTCGGGCACATCGTGGGATCTCGTGCTTGCTGACGTGCTGCGGTCGATGCCTCGTCTCAAAGCGGTTCATGATCGTTACAGCGTCATCGATCAGGTCTGTTGCTCCTGTGGTTTCTGTGGTTGCTCCTGTGGTTTCTCCTGTAGTTGCCAGAGGGAGGCCGTGGATGATATCGTAAGTTGTGTTCATGGTCGTGTTCGGTTTTTTAGAGGGGGTTGGCGGATTTCAATTTTTTTCGTGGTGTTCGGCTTTAGGTCCTCTGTGTGTTCGGCTTTAAGTGCCCTGTGGGACAGCCCGCACGGTTCCACGGGAGATCGGTGGGTGTCCCATGGGTGCCGTGTGAAGAGTATAAACAGAAAATATTTCGTTAGAGTAACTATGGCGACGGAGCAAGACATGAATAAAAACCAGCGATACTACGCCCTTCACCGCGAAGAATGTAATGCCCTGCGACTTGCCAGGTATCACAGTCGGCCAGACGTCATTGCAAAACGAGAGGAAAGAGAGAGAAAACGGAAGGAAAAAGAGGAAGCGGATCGGGCAGAGAAAGAAGCCAAACAAGCAGAGAGAGAGAGGAATCGTCAACTACAAACGCAACTCGCCATCACAACCCGCAAAGTCTCCAAAAAGTCAGAAGGTATTTTCATAAGCGCATAGATATCCCCATGAAACACGTTAAGACCCCCCTTCATACGTGGGATTCTTGGGAACAACAGGGACGGTCTTTGGGAAATGAAAGTAGGCACTTGGGGCAGTGAGCTCTATCAAGCCATATCGATGATCGTGCCCCAAGTGCCTACTTTTTCAACAGGGTCAATAAACTTTATAAAACAATACGATAGTCCTCGTGTTCTACATCATAAACAAGAATATTATCCCATAATCTGTTGTTTGGATTGATATGGAGGGTATAGTCTCGTTGTTGCGACCCGTCTTTTTGTTTCTTATTCATCTCACTTTCCACGATGGAACAACCCCACGTATCCAACATCGCACGGATGAAATCAATAGTATTGCTCACGCCCCAAGCCCCTTTCCTCCGTGTCGTCCGCAGCCCCATTCCCTCTCGCAGTTCCTTCTCCACCGCCTCTAACGGCCCCGCCAACTCCACCAGCCGCTCATGGCTGAACACAGCGGTCGCCTGGGAATGAGCGAGCCCTACGATCTCCAAGAAGCGCCCCATGGTATCGCGGGCTTTCAGGGTTCCTTTTGCCATGATCCCATAGCGCTCTCCCGCTTCCTCCCACGCCAACGACGTCGCGGTCTGTCTCCGTTCTTTCACAACATTCCAAAAGCGCCCCTCGTGTCCCTCCCCATAAAAGCGTGCCCAGATCTCCTTACGATTGTCCTCTGACGCGTCATCACGCAACTGCATCCGAAACACCGCCTTTTTATACTGCAGCACCATCTCAGGAGTCGCCTCTCCCTTCTTCATCGCCGCCAACCACTCCTGGGCCACATCGTAATTGATATCGTCAATATTGTCCCACAGGAGCCTCTCCGAATCTTCCAGCTCCATCTGTAACCCGATCGCCGCCTCGGGAACATGGGTCTCCTCCATCAGCGCATAGCCCGACAAGATCATGTATCTCTGGAGAATCTCACGATACTCCATGCGCGAGATCCGCTCTTCGTTGATATTGTAGCAGTGATTGTAGCGGGCCCATACGGGGCACGTGGCCCATGTCACCAGAGGATGCCGTTGGGTCAACTGTTGCTCTTTCGCCGTGAGAGCCGCAGCGACGGCGCGGAATCCCCTCTTCTCCTGTGAGCTCGCAACGCGCGTCTCTAGAACATACGTCAAACGATTCGCCTTGAGCACACGGACGCGCAGGAGGGACTGGGCAATGTCCCGTGGGATCGCGGAGGCCGAAGAGCCATACAGGAAAGCCTCGTGAAACTCCGCCTCGGCGATTTTGGGATCATACGAAAGGCCGACAGTGATGGAGGTGGTCATCATGAGACATTGGATGTCCCGCCACGTCGTGGACACATCACGGAGCCCCGCGACGTCTTCGGCGGACGACCCTGAATGATAGAAGGCGTGTGCGGTGTTGGCGAGAAACTGCTTGGCGAACCAGAGTCCCCGTTTCTTCGAGGTCCAGAGCACCACAATCTTCCGACCGGCCTTCAGGGCTTCCATGATGCGCTCGCAGAGCGCTCCCAGATTCGCCACGCGCTTGTCCTTGTGAATGGGGGCCAACGAAATCGCTGTGCGATCGTAGGGCTGGTAGGTATTCTCTATGAAATGCGTGGCATCTTCTTGCATTTGTCGCAATTCCCGCACGGCATGAAACGTCCGATCACTTACAAAAGCGTCGGCGAACACGGCGCGCAATGATCCTCTCAGCACTGTCTCTAGCACCATGTGATTGTCAATCATATGGGGGCCGTGCGTCACGACGCTGTGCATCTGACACAGGATGCTCTCGGACTCGTCCATGATCACGAGATCGTAGTCCTCTGCCCCCTTGATACGCCAGAGGGATTCCGCTTGGAGGATCAAATAGGGGAGATGACCGAGCGGGCCACTATGATCTAGATAGGACTCAAAGAAGGGCATACTACCGCTTGCAGCTTTATGTGTTTCTCGTAAGGCCCCTATCTGAGAATACGTATAGGATTTACGAGGACTCACGATCAAGATGCGCTCATACCGTCCATATTGGATCATCTCTGAAATCGCCACGGTTTTCCCTGTTCCCAAGTGAGACTGGAGAATGATGGTGCGACTGTTCTCAAAGATGAGGGGCGGAACATACCGCTCATGGATCGTGGTGTGCCGCGAGGGGACCATCGAGCGATCAAAGAGCTCGTTCTGATACGTCACCGCAAACCGTTTGAGCACGGCAGACACGGCGTCTTTAGATGTAGATGCTGTTACCCATACCACCAAGGAGCCGACGGAGAAGGCGGAATATTTCCAGGAGCGGATCAGGTTCTGCACCCAACGGTATTCGTAGTTGTTTGCCCGTTGACATGTCGTGTGGATCAGGTCATGCATGCGATCGGTCTGCTCCACGTTCCAGAGACAAAAGATGAGGTTCATGGTGTCCTTGTATCCCTGGAGGAAGGTGGGGCTAAGGAACCGTGTGAGCTCTGCCACTTTATCGTATTCGGGACTGTGGACGCCTTTGGTTGGCTTATTCATTTCGGCGTTTCGAGAGGACTTTATGGTGCCTTCTATGAGCCATGCGGCGACAGGTTCGTAAACACCGATAGTGGCAACATGGGCCTCTACATAAGAGGACTCCGTCAGCCCATGATCCATCAGATTGTCAACAGGAAACGGTAGAAACCGACGAGCCTCCCACGATTTCCATTTGGATTGATACGGAAGACGAAAAGACTGACTGGATCCATAGGGTGCCGTGTCAATGACACACTTTTGCCCATATCGCAGCGCATCGGTCACGCGCGGCATCACATACTCATGGAGAAACCCGCCGAGTTCCTTGGCATTACGAAAGACCTGGACGGTATCAAACAGCACATGATAGGATGCCTTCTGAGCATTACTGGCACAATAGATGGACAACCCTCGCCCTTGCGCCCCGTGTTCCTCGAGGACTGTGGAGAGCAATGTGATGGCGGTCTTCAAGGTCTCCCTCTCGTCCAGCTGTGTGGGGTCCCATTCCAGGTCAACATACGGCCTCACTGCCGTTCGCTCTGTGACTAACTCATACAAATGACGGTCCTCTTTGCTTTCAAGGATATCCTTCTCGATAAACGTGTGGAAGTGATTTACGGCTAAAAACTCCTTCTCGGCGCGATCAGGTCCCACATCTCGCGACAAAAACCCCTGGCAGCATAATGGCGTCGAGGGGAACCGATGGTGACGGACGGCTTCTAACTGAGGGGCGAAGGCATATGTGCCGTGTTTTACAGGAAAATAGGGGATGTCTGGGGTGGCCATTGGGGTGCTCGGTCTCTTTACCCTGTTATTATAAAAAAATTTGGGAATTCTACAGCCGGGGGTTTTCTTCTGAGGGCGAGCTCTGAGATGGTTTGGCCCGTTTTGTCTTTTCGGCGATCAGGGCCAACTCTTGTATTTTCTTCTGCTTTGCCTCTTTCTTTGTGGCATCCTCTTGTTTCTTTTGAAGTAGCAATGCATCTTTTTCTTTCTTTTGTTCCCGTCGTGCGATGACATCTGGTCTTGCATCATATGCCGCTTTTCGTTGGGCTAAGACCTGTTCTCGGTGCAAATGATAGAATCTGGCGGCGGTTGTCATTCTCTCCGTGTTCATTGTTTCCGTTGCGTGATCCTCTGCCATGATTACTATCCAAGGAGAAGATGATTTTAAATGCTGGAACACTGCGAGGAGGTGTCCCTATTGAATCGTTACGAGTGTTGGCTGTGTTTTCTTTAAGTCCTCTAAGAAGCCACACAGCGCCCTATAAAAATTGACACGCTTCGTAGGAGAGGGGTGTGGGTTACGTGTCCCCACAATGTCCCAATCACTCATCCAGCGAACCCTCGAAGACCACAAAGTCCGCCAGACGCCTCACAGGATCACCTACGTCCTCCCCCTCTTCATCTTGAAGGAGCTCGGAATCACCCGATGGTCACGACAGCGCCCTCCCGCCCCAGAGCGTGTAGAGGAGATCGCCGCATGGATCCGAGAACATCAGGATGTCGTGGGAACCATCAGCCTCGCCTGGCACCCCACCGAACGCCTTGTGTGTTACGATGGTCAACATCGGCTCGATGCGTTGTTCCAGCAAGTGGAGACGCAAGCGTGTGCTTCACAAACACACCCCTCTCCCATGGACATCACTGTTCTCGTGGAAATCATGTGGGAGAGCACCGAGCTGGCCATCATGGCCGCCTTTCAGACCATCAATCGCGCCGTGCCTGTCAGTGAACTCTACACAGATCCCCATGACGTTGTTCATTCGATCAAGGGTGAGATAGCGGACTATGTGGCTGGCCTCGCGATCACGTATAAGCCGTTTCTGTCTACCTCGGCGAAACCGACTCGCCCCAATTTCAATAGAGATGTGTTGAGTGACGAGCTCTTTCACTTGTGGCGCTATGATCTCCAGGAAGCCGTGCCGTTCCAACGGATTGTTGGGGCGCTTACGCGGCTCAATGAAATGTATGATACGGAGGAGCACTCCCTCCCTCGTCTCAAGACTCGTAAGTTCCCAGGGATCCATAAGAAATGCTCTGCACACAAGTTCTGGATCTTCGCGGAAACAGGGAGAGTACCACTTGATAGTCTGAAACGGTTGCTGTGACACCGCTGTGACACCGCTGTGACACCGTTTGGATTCATATTTTTCTTTCGTAAGACACATATGAATCATTGTATATGGGAGTTGTGTGAATACCTAGTCAGCTCCATGGGAGAGGGGTGTGGGGACGCGAAGTGTCTCCACCCGGCCTCCCGGCCGACCCACCGAAATTCGGTAAAAATTGACGCGGTCAAAACCTAAAGAAATAATCATACCTAATACTAGATTCCAAGATGCCGACCTACACCTGTGAGAAATGCGGACGCCTGTTCAAGCAAAAGAGTGGTTATGACGACCACATGTCCAAGAAAAACCCCTGCGAGCAGACCTCCATGATTACCGCCGTGATTGACGCCAAGGTGGACGAGAAAGTGAAAGCGGCTGTGCGCGCCGTGATGCCGAAAGCCGAGATCACGAAGGTCACGGAGGACACAATGAAGGCGTTCTTTGAGGACCTCCACAATCTGCTGTGGAGTCGTGCGGGCCTGAATCCTGAAAAGGCTCTGGAGCACATGACGTTCTTCTTCGCCTACCGCCTGATTGAGACGCAGGCGGATGCGCTCCAGTTACCCCAAGAGTGCCGCTGGTCATTTGTCGCGAGCATCAGTGATGAAAGTGAACTCTTCCTGACGATCCGAAAGGGTATGGATGCGTTTCGCAAGAAGCCAGAGACGAAACCCTTCTTCAAGCCGCACGAGATTCAGAGAGCGGACATTGTATCGGATATCGTGAAACAAATCAATCGCATTTCCTATGCGACTCTTCAAGAGACGGATGTTCTTGGTGACATCTTTGAATACATGTTATCGCGTGGCATGAGCACGATGGCGGATGATGGACAGTATTTCACGAATCGCGCGATCTGCAGACTGGCGTTCAAGCTGGCGTATGACATCAAGCAGACCGTGCGCCGCGCGGACGGATCGCTCTGCACCTTTGCGGACTGGTTCTGCGGAACGGGTGGATTTCCCGCGGAGTTCGTCAAGGGTGTCAAGGCGCATGATCCGTCAGTGGACTGGAAACGAGATGCGGGGGCAATTTCTTGCCAAGATATGAATCTCTCCAATGTATCAACGACGTTATTGAATCTGCTGATCCTGACGGGCATGCCGTTCAGTGCCAAGATGATTCGTGGCGGCAACTCGTTCACGGATGCGATCACCATGGGCGTGGAGGCACCCTTCCCTGGTCTCACAGTGGACTATTGCTTCATGAATCCGCCCTATGGTGGTGACAAATCAAAGGGCAAGGAATACAAGTTCGCCTATTCCAAGACGGTCAAGGGTGACGACGGCAAAACAAAGAAATTCTTCGTGAACCAGGAGATCCAGAGCATCGGCGTGGAAGACGACAATAAGGTCTCGGCAGGTGTTCAGCTGGCGATGTCTACCCTTTCGTCGGATGGGGGCATGTGTGTGCTGGTATTATGGGAGCAGTTCTTCTTTGGCGCCTCCAAGAAATGCGTGGAATTGAGAAAGAAGATCGCGGAAGAGTATCGCATCCACTCGGTGGTGGATATCCCGTCAGGTTCGTTTAAAAATACGACTACAAAGACATCTATGATGGTGTTTCAGAAAGGCGTGGGTGCGACAGAGACTGTGACCTTTATGGGGTTGAATGAGGTGGTGTTAGTGGAGGCGACATTGGATGAGTTGCGTGCAAAGAACTACTCGCTGAACTACAAGCAGTATCTGCCGCAAAGCGCGATGGAGGTGGATGGGTTTGAGCAGGTGAAGCTGGGGGATATTGTAAGACCTTTCTCGATGAAACATCATAGTACAACAGATGGAAATACTCATGGAAAGTATCCATTAATATCTTCTGCTTTGAGTGTAGAGTATTTTATGGATACATTTGATTCAGAAACTCCATCATTAATATTTAATACGATTAATGCAGATGGTAATTGTTCGGTTCATTATTATGAAAAATTCAATACAACATCTAATACATATGTATTAACATGTGAAAACACCATCACACTTCAATATCTTTACTACTACTTAAAAACGCGACCAGATCTTCTAAAGGGCTGTTTTGAAGGGACAACAAAAAAAGCACTATCAAGACCATTATTACAATCAATTGAAATCCCCCTTCCCTCCCTTGAGAAACAGCAGGAAATCGTGGAACAGATTGACTTCTATACCCAAATGGCGCACACCGAGGAGCAGTCGCTGAAAATCCTTGAAAAAATCGTGATGGGGTGGGTCAAGGAAATGGGGCGCGGGAAGGAGCGGGTGAAGTTGGGGGAGGTGTGTGAATGGCAAATGGGTAAAAGAATAGTGAAAGATCAAGTTGAAACTGGTTCTATACCCGTATATGGTGGAGGAGGCATTACATTCTATACAAACTCGTCAAATCGGAGTGGCATTAATTGTAAAATCAGTAGAGAGGGGATGTCTGAAGCAAACTGTGTTATTATGATTCATGGAGACTATCATCAAAATAGCCAGGGAATGACTGTTGTATCCAAAGACGTAACAAAAACTATAAATCCATATATTTGGTATTGGTTAGTTATTAATAAGGATAAGGTATATGAGTGTGGTCATGGAACCGCTCAAAAAGCCATCAGTATGGCGATGTTAAATGACCTCCAAATCCCCCTCCCCTCCCTCGCCGAACAACAAACCCTCCAATCCGACTTTGATGAGATCCGCCACAAGAATGCCAAGATTGCGGAATACAAGGCGAAGGCGCAAGAGGCGATCCAGCGGCTGATCCCTGGGGCGAAGGCTTCCAAGGCCGACAAGGCGGACACAGCTGCTATTGCCGCAGAGTCAGTCACCTCTATGAGCCACTCGAGCACCTGTGAAGTGGATGAAGATGGTTATGGATGCACGTGCCGTGTTCCACTAGAAAAAGAGGATCTCACGACTACCGCTAGTGCTGCCGCCACTGCAGCGGTCGCCATTCCAGAGGTATCCGCAACGGCTGCTGTCTCTGCACCCCCTGTTCGCCGCAGACCCACGAAGGTTGCTATCGCGGCGGTCGTGGAGTAAATCACCATACATGCTCATCCTCTTCATCAAATTCTGCCAGAGGATTCGTATAGCTCTCATACATCTCGCCAGGATGGGCGGGAAGATGAGGACTATTTTTTTGTGTGTATTCGGTCCATGTTCGGATCCCCATTTGTTTCCATCGCGCGGTCCATTCGGTCTTTGTCGGCGGAAAGGCGCTCGTATCCACTCCCAAGAAGTGATACCAGGACACCCACTGATCTTTAAAGTATGCTCTGGGATCCATGATGTATTTGGGATGCTCAGTAGAACACAGTGAATATTCATAGCGCGAACCCAGACCCATCTCGCGATTCAGCGCACGAATGACCTCGTATTTTTCCTTCGGATCAGCGCGCTCAAATGCCTTGCGCGCATACATGGCCTGAATACGCTGGATCGTTTCTTCCACATCATACACCTTCCCATTGATCGCAACGGATCCGAAGAATTTCTCCACCATTCGGCGTGTTCTTTCCTTAGAGGGCGGAGCGTCGTCATCGGATCCCATGAAATCCATGATGTTCATGACAATGGAATCAAACACATCGTCCTGTGTCGTTCCGTCGTCGCTCGGGCGAACAATGACGCACCATCCCTCTTTTCCCACATAGTCGCATCGCAGGGCGCGCCCCGCAATTTGTAAAAGGATGTAGGTTGCCATTGTGTTACCCATCAGAACAAGGGTCATGTCTAACCCATAGATATCGGACCCCTCACGATAGCGTTCGCATGCAAACAGAATGCGCGGCTGTCCGTCGGCCGCATCGGTAAGGAAGAGGTCGTCCGAGGAGGCGATACGAGCGTCATCGTCCACTGCAATATAGAGGTGCCACTCTGGCATCATGTCTCTTGCCATGGACACCGCCGCGCATACCTCTTCAATGAGGGGAAGATAGACGATCACCTTCCCGCCTTTCCATTTTCCCTGCGCCTGTTTGGCCATGATCGACTGGCGTATGATCTCCACAAAGGACCGAAGGATAATCGCCCGTTGTAGCGTGTTGGAAAGCACATGTACGCTGAATTGCGGCTGGGCAATCCATCCCTCTTGAATCGCCTCATCCATGTCGCAGCGGTGAAGAATCTGTAGAGGATGGCCAAATAGATCGGCGAGTTTCTTATGCTGCGACAAGGCGCTCGTTTTGGGTGTCGCGGAGGTTCCCGTCAGAAACGGGGTGGCCCATTCGTGACGCTTTTGCTGCAAACGGGTGTGAAATTCATCTCCCGTGATACGGTGCACTTCGTCATAATGACAATGGGTGATGGTGGGTAGGGCATCCCATTGAGCGGTTGTAGTAAGAGACGCGTGGGTGGCCAGAAGGAGGATGGGTGTATCGGTGGGAAGAAGGAGCGACGATAATTTCCCATGATGGCCCTCGCATACTGTGATGCCCCATTTGGAGAGTTTGCGGATCTTAGAAATAATCGTATCAAAGATGTCGTTTTTCGGAGAAAGGAGCAGTCCGCGAAAGATCACGCCGTGTTTTTTAGAGGCGCGTGCAGAAAGGACAAAGAGCATCAGCAAAGCGATCGTTTTACCCGTTCCCGTGGCCCATTGAACAATTCCTTGGTATTGGCTGATCTGGGTTTTGGTCCACTGGTCGCAGATCGCCTCAAAGCGGTCCCACAACTCCAATTGATTTCGGCGCGGGAGTTGACCTGGTAAGAGAAAGGTGGCAAAGAAGTCGCGCTTGGTGGCGAAGGAATCGCACTGGGGCGATACTACTGTCCGACGGATCCGCCGTGTGGCATCCTCTGCCTCCACTTGTTTTCGCTCTTGATCTGTCATGGGTCGCATGGGATACGGATCATGATCATGCTGTTGAATGACATGAATGCCGTGTGCTTGGAAGAATTCGTGTAAGACGTGAACATAGTCCCATCCCTCTTTCTGATACCATTCGGATCCTCCACTGTGTTGAAGATGCACGTTGGCGCGACCCGTTTGAAGGAGATAGTTTGGAAATTGTCTGTGATCCAGATCGTAGAGGTTCTGTGGATCGTCGTGGAATGCCTCGGGGGCGAGCTGGAAGAGATGGAGATAGACGGGCGGTTTGGGGCTGTAGGTGCTGTAGGCCCACTTTCGGCATGCGGGATGAAGGGTGGATCCGATCTTGATGATGCGTTGGAAGACACCCTCTATTTCAATGGCGGTGCCTAGATCTAGGACATAGATCCAGTATTCCATTGTTGTGTGTTGCATTGCATGACAAATGGGATACAGCGCTTTTCAATTTTATACAATGGAGAGGGGTGTGGGGTGAAAGAAAATCGAAGATTTTCTACCAGTGAAACGCCCGCCTTCGGCGGGCAGTGTCCCCACTAAAATTGATTCCTCCCACCCCATTTGTAAAACCAACAGATCACAACATGGAAGCATTTAGAAGATATAGGGAGCGTTATGGGGAGTATGAGCGCCAGCATGGGTCTAGAGAGCTCCTCTTCGCATGTGTCTATTTGGCCATCGTGATCGCTCTTGAGTCCTATTATGCCAAATTCGCCTTTATGGTCGTGGCCAGCATCATTAGTTACTGCCTGGAAAACAAAGAGGTCCGCTTGGCCAGGAACGAAGTGATGGACTCCATCCGCACCAGTATAGAGCAATCTATCGCGAATGTTGGCACTACGATTGGCACCGATGCGATGCGGTCCATGACGAATCTTGGCGCCTATTTGAGGCAATTACCTATGAGATAGGGGCAGCCGATTGCACAAGAAAACCTTGCGATGCTTGCGATGCTTGCGGCAAATCCGAATGCAGAATAGGGTGTAGACAATCAAAAATGCCCCTTGATGGGTTATTTTTTATGTAGTTGGCTCCATGGGGACACTTCGCGTCTCCACAAATAAGACTCTTAAAGGGGGTCTCATTTGAATCATAGAGATGGAACCTAGTCAGCTCCACTGTAGTTCGGGTCAATACCTAGTCAGCTCCAAGGGAGATCGGGTAAGCTCCACGGAAGATCAGATAAGCTCCATGGGAGGGGGGTGTGGGGGCGCTCCGCGCCTCCACTGCGTATTCATCGTCACATCCTATGGCTGTAACAGCACTCCAAGTGATTTATGGGTTCCGCATAGCAAGATCTTTACGAAGTATGATGAGGCGTATGCTTACTTTCTGAAGATGTCTCCACCGTTGGATGATGAAGACAATATCGCCGAACAAGTCATTCATAATATATATAAGGACGATATACACAAGGACGATAGGACAAAAGACTATGTTATCATTGAAAACAGAGTGGAACTCGCAGGATACCATTGTGGAGATGGGCATTATGCGAAGAGACCGAAAGGCGCTGTGATCGCACGGAGTATGATCCAGTAAAATACACGGTTGTGATCACAGATGATCTTTATTTTTGTGGAGACACACTATTCGCGCCCCTCTCTCACAAAGATCAGGTGTTTAGTCCTCTCTAATGGAGAGGGGTGTGGGGAAACGAAGTGTCCCCACTAGTAAGATCTTTACGAAGTATGATGAGGCGTATGCTTACTTTCTGAAGATGTCTCCACCGTTAGATGATGAATACAATCGAGCAGAGCAAGTCATAAATGATACATACAAAGAGAACGATATGACAAAAGACTATGTTATCATGGAATACAGAGTGGAACTCGCGGGATACCATTGTGGAGAGGAAGATAGCGGTAATTATGCAAAGAGACCTCAAGGTGCTGTGATCGCGAGGAGTATGATCCAGTAAAATAAGTTGTCAGCCACAGATGATCTTTATTTTTGTGGAGACATTCTGTGTGCTTCCTAAGGCTCGCAGTCCCTGACGGGCCTGCTTTGCACAAACACACCCCTCTCCCATGAAAATCATGTGAATACCGAGTCCTCTCCAATGGAGGGGGGTATGGGGGAACGCAGTGCCCCCATAGAGGGGTGTGGGGACGCTTGCGTCTCCACAGGATACCATTGTGGAGAGGAAGATAGCGGTAATTATGCAAAGAGACCTCAAGGTGCTGTGATCGCGAGGAGCATCATCCAGTAAAATAAGTTGTCAGCCACAGATCATCTTTATTTTGTGATAAAGATCATTGTGTTCATTTGATTCATAGAGATACTAGTCAGCTCCTATGGGAGAGGGGTGTGTTTATGAAGCATACGCGTGCGTATCCACAGGAGATCGGGTCAGCTCCATGGGAGAGGGGTGTGGGGAAACGCAAAGCAGGCCCGAACAAAGCAGGCCTGCAGGGGCTGCGAGCCTTGTGGGGACTGCGAGCCTTGTGAAGTGTCCCCACCCTCCACTTAGAGTTTATTAAAGCACGGATGAAGGCAGAACTCAGCGGGCGCAGGGGTGTTGGAGAGATAGATGCCGAGAGCACCCGCTACACCAACGGGAGACATAATGACACGGCCATCAGATAGGAGCACCCCACCTAAAAAGCCCGTGGCAGCAGGGCCTGTTGCTAGAGTATTCGCGACAGGGTCATAAATGCGAATAGTTGTCGCTTCATTGGGGCACAATAGGACACGACCGTCTGGTAGAAGCACTCCTCCACGGTAGCCTGTAGCGGCGGGACCCACCGTCACGATATTGGTAACTGGGTCATAGATGCCAATGTTGGCTGCAGTATTGGGAACTAAGAGCACACGACCGTCTGGTAGAAGCACACCTCCTTCGTATCCTGTGGCAGACGCACCTGATGACAATGTATCGGTTATGTAATCATAAATGCGCAGCACAGTTCCCGTAGCTGGAATCAAGACAGCACGGCCATTTGGTAAAAGTACCGCACTTGCATAACCCCCTGTAACTCCTGGGGTTGTACCTGTGCCCGCTGTAATTGTATTATTCGTATTATAGAAGCAGATCGTGCCCGTTCCCGCAGGAACCATGAGTACACGACCATTAGGCAGAAGAACACCCCCTGTACAGGCGGTTGTCGTGGCTGGTCCAGCACTGCATGTATTAGTAATCGGGTTAAAAAGCACGGTAGCACCTGTAAGGGAACCGGCATGAAACATGAACACACGGCCATCTTGGAGAAGCACACCTCCCGCACAATAGTTATTTGTGGACGATACTGTTGTATATGTATTATTGGCGGGATTAAAGATGCCAGCGGCGCTTGGAGCCCATGCAGGCAGAAGAACACGACCATCAGGTAGAAGCACCGCTCCATAATGAGGATTTCCAGTAGATACACTCACCGCTCCATACGAAGAAGTCACAGGCGCCGACCAGAACGACGACACACCCGAACTGACCGTCACCGTATTCGTGACTTTATTGACCCACGAAGTAATGATGATGCTGTTCGCAGCCGACGGAAGCAGGTAGGGCCCCTGATCGATCTGATCAATCGGAGCAGTAATGGTAGACACATAGGCCGTTCCGCGCACATCCAGCGCATACTCCGACGTCACACCCGTTCCAATGGTGCTCGTCGCAAGCGTAGAGACCTGAAGGAGCGGCGTTTGGAGCGTGCTCGTCGTTGCGGAGCTGACATTGAGGGTGCTGACGGAGATGGTGGATCCGACGAGCGACGAGTAGTTCATCGTGCTCAGCGTAAGAATGTTGGTCCAGGTGAGGGCATTGTTGGCGCCTGATGTCAGAACGTAGTTCGTAGAAACGAGGGAGGGGAGAGACATGGAAGCTACTTAGTGGGGACACTTTGTGTCACTGGTAGAAAATCTCCGATTTTCTTTCACCCCACACCCCTCTCCCGCGAAGCGAATATGTATCTATACCCCTCTCTCATGGAACTGACTAGGTATTTACACGATCCTCTGTGAAGATGATGTGTATCGCACCGATCTTCATAGGGATTCCCCGTAGACACTGAGAGACCTTGTATGTCATGTTTCCCTAGTGAATGCTCGGGGACATCTTCCTGTTTCCTTGGCGGTCGGAGAGTTCTTTAAGTCCTCTGTGGGGGGGCACCCACACCCATCACCCATGGAGTTCTTTAAGTCCTCTGGCGCGCATTGTCTTCTTTAAGTCCCCTCAGGAGTCATGGATCTTCATGAATGGTTATCGGCCTTTCATGAATTTCTATTGTATAATCTGAGAATTCCCTATGAATCTCCTACGAATCCCCATGTAAAATGGGTGAATACGCGTCATCTCCAATGGAGAGGGGTGTGTTTGTGGAGCACACGCGTCATCTCCACGAGAGAGGGGTGTGGGGTGAAAGAAAATCGAAGATTTTCTACCAGTGAAACGCCCGCCTCTGGCGGGCAGTGTCCCCACTTAGCCAAGCGCAATCCAATGAAACCCCTCGGAAGCCAGTCCGCCCAATACACCCGAGACAAAATAGTAGGTTTTGACATAACTGAATCCCGTCACGGTAATATTCGACACATTCACCGAAAAGACCTGTGTGTTTGAGGCGGAGCTAATGGAAGTTGTTACGGCTGGCACATTGGTAAACGTAAACGGAAACGTGATCGATCCAGACGTCACCCCACTTCCTGCATTATTGGCTCGCGCGATCTGAAACGCCGTCCCTCCCGCATTCATCAGGAGCGCATTGACCGCCGTGGTGCCATTGACCTGTAGGAGCGAGGAGGGATTTGTTGTGCCAATCCCCACATAGCCGCCACTTGGATTCAGTGCGAGCGTGTTATATGTAATCTCTGAGCCCGCTGTATTGCTATGGAGCGCTTGGAGAACTGTGTAAGACGTGGTGGGATTGCTCGTGGCCGTCTGGACGATCTGGGTGTTCTGGGTGCTCACATTCGTTGTTGCCAAGAAGAGATTGCCTGTTGTGGACGCGTTGAGAGAGGAGATCGTGACAGTGTTCGTGAACGCATTGGTGCCTGAGAAGACATTATTGGTCGCAAGCAGGTTCGGACCCGTTGCGCCTTGCATTCCCGTAGGCCCCGTCGGTCCCTTCGCGCCCCTCAGCTCCACCGCATTCAGCACCGCACCCGAATAGGCTCCCCACGTCGTGGTGCCATTGCTCTGGATCAGATTCAGGGCATACGTGTAGGCGCCAGGGGCCTGGTTAGAATCAATGGTTTCCAGGGAGAATCCTTGGGACTGATTCGCTGCGCCCGCAACTAAGGTGTAAGGGCTTCCAATGGCCGTGCTTGTAAGTCCTAGGTAACGATAGAACTGAACAATCAGCGATCCACCCATGCCAGGAATGACGTCACCCATGGCCGCCACTCTCACAGGATTCCCTTGTGTCTGCAGAGCGGCACTCACAATCGTAGATGCGACAGAGGCGGATGCCACAACAGGCACATCCGTCAGAATCACAGGATTGGTCTGCACATAGTTCATCGGTCCCACGCCATCAGGGTTCGGTCCCGTCGGTCCCAGGGTGCCACGGAGTTCCAGTGCATTAATGACATTGCCCGAATAAGTGCCCCAGCTTGTCACACCATTGCTCTGAATCAGATTGAGTGCATACGTGTAGGTGCCCGTCGTGGTGGAGTCGATGGTTTCGATGGAGAATCCTTGGCTGGTGTTCGCTGCCTGTCCCACGATCGTCTGGGAATTGCCAATAGGGGTTACTCCACGATACAGCTGAACACGCACCGTAGCGCCCGCACTGAGTGCCACATCTCCATTGGCCGCCACTCGCACAGGGTAACCCTGCGTCTGTAATGGGGTGCTAATGATCGTCGAGAGGGCCGTGCCCGTAGGGACAATAGGGACATTCGTAAGGATGGAGCCAGCATTCTGGGTAAAATTCATTGCGCCAAATCCGTCTCCTGCGGGTCCCGTCGGGCCCATGAGACCCGTGAATCCAGTCACACCCGTGAAGCCCGTCACACCCGTTTGACCTGTCGGACCCGTAATGCCCGTAAATCCGATGGGCCCCGATGGACCCGTCGCGACCGGACCCGTCATACCCGTTGGACCCAGGGCGCCCTTGATTTCCAGGGCGTTGATCACGATACCTGAATAGATGCCCCATGTGGTTACTCCGTTGCTCTGGAGGAGTTGGAGGCTATACGTGTAGGTGCCTGATGGCTGCTCGGGATCGAAGGCCTCGATGGAAAACCCTTGTGCCGTGTTCGCTGCTTGACCGATGAGAACTTGGGACTTGCCGATTGCGGTTGAGTCACGATACAGCTGGACTTGCACCGTGCCACCTGCCACCACGAGGACATCTCCGTTGGATGCGACACGCACAGGGAAGCCTCGGATCGAGAGAGAGGTCGAGGCAATGGTTTGTGTCGTGGGTGGGGTGACAATGGGAAGCGTGGCGCCCGTCGCACCCAGCGTTTGGCTATAGTTCATCGCGTTGAAGCCGTCGGCCGCAGGTCCCGTCGGACCCGTGGGACCCGTCGAACCGGTGAATCCCGTGGGACCTATGATGCCTGTGGGGCCTGTGGGTCCCGTCGTTCCTGTGTAGCCCGTAAATCCTGTAGGGCCTGTTTCTCCTGTCACACCAGTTGCTCCCGTGTAGCCTGTGAATCCTGTAGGACCTGTTTCGCCTGTCACACCTGTTGGGCCAGTGAGACCTGTGTAGCCAGTAGGGCCCGTGGGACCTGTTTCACCTGTTGGGCCAGTAGATCCAGTAGGGCCTGTGAAACCTGTTTCGCCTGTGGGTCCCGTGTAGCCTGTTGGGCCCGTGTAGCCCGTTGGGCCCGTGTAACCCGTCGGACCGGTTGGGCCCGTGTAGCCCGTTTCACCCGTTGCACCCGTGAAGCCAGTGGGGCCTGTAGGGCCTGTGGGACCCGTTGGACCCGTTCCCACCGCGCCCGTCGCACCCGTGGTGCCTGTATGTCCTGTTACACCCGTGTAGCCCCGTGTGCCACGGAGTTCCAGGGCACTAATGACCGGCCCCGAGTAGTTGCCCCAGATCGTTGGGCCGTTGCTTTGGACAACATTCAGACTGTAGGTATAGACGCCTGCATCTACTGCGGGATCGATGGCCTCGATGGCAAATCCCTGCATCTGGTTCGCTGCGCCACCGATGATCGTCTGGAGATTACCGAGGGGAACCGCGGGTCCCCCGTTGTTACGATACAACTGTATTAAGACAGTCGCACCCATGCTGATCTGGACATCACCATTGCATGCGACCCTCACGGGGTAGCCCGTGGTGTAATACGGAGACGTCTGGATGACTTGTTGTGGGGATCCTGCAGGAACCTCTGCAATGTTTGTGCCTGAGGCGCCCAGGGTCTGCGTATAATTCATGAAGCCAAAGCCATCTCCTGCTGGTCCTGTGGAGCCCGTGAATCCTGTCGGGCCTGTTCCGACGGCTCCTGTAGAACCCGTGGGACCCGTCGTGCCCACCGCACCTTTGAGTTCCACTGCATTAATGACCGTGCCTGTCCACACAGTATCGCCGTTGCTCTGAACAAGTTTCAGACTGTAAGTGAAGAGAAAGGTATCTCCTGGGGGGCCCGTGGGATCGATCGCCTCGATAGAGAATCCTTGGCTCGTGTTCGCCGCCTGTCCCACAATCGTCTGAAGATTTCCGAGGGGTGTTTCATTGAGGAGTGTGTCCGTCCGATAGAGTCGGACTTGAACCGTGGCGCCCGCTGCGACCTGGACATCTCCACAGGCTGCAACACGTGTGGGATAGCCTCGAATGAGAAGATTGGTGCTGATGATCGTGCTAGGGGGAGTAGGAGAGGCGATGATGGGCAGACCGATGCCTGTCGGGCCCACCGTCTGACTATAATTCATCCCATTGAATCCCTCCGCCGCAGGACCCGTCAGGCCTTGCGGTCCCGTCGAACCCGTCACACCTGTTGCGATGGCACCTGTTGGACCCGTCGTTCCCGTGGTTCCTGTCGGTCCTGTCGGGCCCGTGGGTCCCGTCGGGCCCGTCGTTCCTGTGGTGCCCGTGGTTCCCGTGGTGCCCGTGGTTCCCGTTGGCCCTGTAGGTCCCGTGGTGCCCGTGGTTCCCGTGGTGCCCGTTGTTCCTGTGGTGCCCGTGGTGCCCGTCGTGCCCGTTTGGCCCGTGATACCCGTCGGACCCAGGGCACCCTTGAGCTCCAGGGCATTAATGACAGTGCCCAAGTATCCCCAGTTGCTAAGAACGTTGCTCTGGATGAGTTTCAGGCTGTAGGTGTAGCTGCCTACGAGAACCTCGGAGTCGATGGTTTCGATGGCATATCCTTGGATCGTGTTCGCCGCCTGACCAATGAGAATCTGAGACTGACCGAGAGCCGTCGTCACGAGACTCGCGTTCGTGCGATACAGCTGGACTTGCACCGTGCCACCTGCGGGGACCTGGACGTCGCCGTTTGCCGCCACACGCACGGGGAAGCCTCGAATCGTGAGATCGGTGGAGTTGATCGTGATCGGTGTGGCTGGAGGGGTCACAATGGCGACATTGTTGAGCGGGGCAGCAACATTCTGGCTGTGATTCATGAAGCCCAGGCCGTCCGCAGGGGGTCCCGTCACACCCGCTTGGCCCGTCGGGCCCGTCGGACCCGTTCCCAACGGACCTGTGGGACCTGTGCGACCCGTGGGACCTGTGCGACCCGTGGGGCCCGTCGGACCCGTTCCCAGCGGACCCGTGAATCCTGTGAGACCTGTGGGACCGAGGGCTCCGCGGAGTTCCAGGGCGCTCAGGACAGGGCCCGAGTAGAGGCCCCATGTTGTGATGGCGTTGCTTCGAACTACCTGTAGACTATAGGTATACAGCCCGAACTCCACCGATTCGTCGATGGCCTCGATGGCGAATCCTTGTGTGGTGTTCGCCGATTGACCGACGATGGTCTGAAGATTACCGAGGGCGGTGGGGACGCCGTTAAAAGACCGATAGAGCTGGACGAGGACCGTGGCACCTGCGGGCAGGACCACGTCGCCGTTGCATGCCACCCGCACAGGATAGCCACGGGTCACTAGCTCGGCATAGACGACGACTTGTGGGGGATCTCCGAGGGGGACCTCGGGAATGGACGGGACGGGCTCGCTGATGGTTTGCTTAAAAGTCATGAAGCCGAACCCGTCCGCCGAGGGACCCGTGAATCCCGTGACACCCGTGGCACCTGCCGCGCCCGTGAGTTCGATCGCGTTGATGATAAGACCCGTATTGGTGCCTGCCGTGCCCCAGGTTGTGAGTCCGTTGCTTTGGATGAGATTGACGGAATACCAGTAGTCGCCTTCAGGGGCATAGTCGATGGTTTCGATGGAGAAACCTTGCGTCATCTGGGCGCTCCCGCCGACAACCGTTTGGACACTTCCGATCGCGGTGCCTACGCCACCTGGGCTGAGCGCACGATACAGCTGGATGGCCACGATCGCACCCATGCCTGTGGTGACATCTCCATTGGCGGCCACGCGGACGGGGTTACCTGTGACGGCGATGCGGGTGCTGACGAGGGGAATGGTGGGGTCGCCGATGAAGACGATGGGGAGGTCGTAATAGATGTCCGTAAGGGCCGTTTCACTGACGTTCATGGGACCATAGACGATGGTGCCTGGGGGGCCCTGGACGCCTGTGACGCCTGCGTATCCTGTGGGACCGGTGGCGCCGAGGGCGGCGCCTGTGGGACCGAGGGCACCTGTGGGACCCGAGAGACCCTGCGGACCCGTCACTCCTGTTCCTGCTACGCCTGTGGGACCCGTGTAGCCCGTGCCGTCCCCGCCGCCGCCCCCGCTGCCGGCTCCTGTCGGACCTGGTAGACCTGTGGGGCCGGCGAAGGGTGATCCACCATTGATCGAGGAGACCGTCAGCGTGCTGATCGTGGCGTTCTGACCGGTCAGCGTGGAGACGGTGATGCCATCGAGGTTCAGCGAGTTCGTCCACCGCTGTTGACCTTGGCTACTCACCGTAAAGACATATCCCTCCTTCATGTAACTCCCATCCGCGGCATAGATGGTTGTGTTTCGTAAGGTGAGATATTTATAATCCGCGGAGGACATCCTCTCTTCTATTATGAGAACACTTATCCCATACCCCTCTCCTTCACGCGGTATACTGTGTTATCTGTGTGACACCACACATCTCTCCCGTAGTGTGTATGTATGATCATATCTGTCTTTGTAGAGAAAGGTATGATCCGTTGAAATTCATATAGGTTTTATATGAAATTACGCGGGCGGAGAGGGCCACACCAGAGCAAACGGGTTCGCCTGCTGGGTGATATCACGGAGCGCCTGGCGGTAACTCACATACGCATCTTTCTTCGGATGGACGAAGTCGGACACCGAGCAGATCCAGTCGGAAGCCGCCAGTTGCTGGTTGCGGCCCTCCTTGACGTTGCGCCACTGCTGCGCCACGGCGTCCTGATCCACGATAAACTCGACTCCGTCATCCGCTGCGCGGAGGACGCGAACAATGACCTGGGGGATGGCCACCGAGTCCGGAACGGTGATCAGGGCGAGACCCGAGTCGGCGGCGGGCTCGGTGGGCTCGGAAAAGGTAAGAGCGGCCAACTGGGCGTCTAGGGGGGCGTCGGCATAACGAGCGAGGACGTTGCCTGAGGCGATCTCGTAGAGGAGTTTCATTCTATTGTGGGGACACTTTGTTTCCCCACACCCCTCTCCCGCGAAGCGGAATTGGCATCTTCTTTTGTGGTGCTTCATATGAGTTCATTATATGAGTTCATTTGATTCATGGGAGTGGGTAAATACACGTTAGCTTTATGGGAGAGGGGTGTGGGGACGCTTGCGTCTCCACTTAAAACTTGTTAAAAAACGGGTGGAGACAGAATTCTTTTGGTGCGGGGGTGTTGGAGAGGTAGAGGCCAATGGTAGTTGCATTATTTGGAACAAATACGACACGGCCATCAGGCAAAAGCACACCTCCAATATAGGCAAAATTGCCAGGCATGCCCCCTATCTGGAAATATCCATTCGTAGTTGGGTTAAAAATTCCAATTACGCTTCCAAATGATGGAATAAATAGAACCCGTCCATCAGGAAGAAGAACTCCTCCATAAAATACCTGATTACCAGGTGTAGTAACACTTGGTACTACACTAAATGAACCTGCCCCACCATTCCCAGCTGGATCAAATATGCCAATCACGGAAGCACCCAGTGGAACTAATACAACACGGCCATCAGGTAAAAGCACACCTCCAGTGAAGGATCCAGCACTACTAGTAGACGGTCCTGTGGAAAACGATCCTGCTCCGCTATTTCCAAGCGGATTAAATATGCCGATTGTAGATGAACTACGTGGAACAAACATGACGCGTCCATCGGGTAGAAGAACGCCTCCTGAGTAAGCACCACCACCAGGCATAGTCACGCCTGGAACAACGCTATATGTATTTGTAGATGGAGTAAAGATGCCAATACTAACCGAACTGTATGAAACCAATACTACACGCCCGTCAGGAATAACTACACCCCCCATGTAGGCGTCACTGCCAGGTGCGGGAGACATCGTCGCTGTCACACTATATATGTTTGTTGCTGGATTAAATAGTCCAATAGAAGTTCCATTGCCTGGAACAAACATAACACGACCATCAGGAAGAAGAACGCCTCCTAGGTAGGCATAACTTTCAATTCCACTCCCTGCTGTCGTATACGCATTCGTAGATGGATTAAATATACCTACTACACCCGCATTGCGCGGAGTAAAAATAACGCGACCGTCAGGAACAAGCACACCCCCAAAGAAGTTATCATTCATGCCACCAGTTACTGTCCCAGTCGTCCCATAAACAGACCCCGCAGTCGGCTGCGACCAGAACGGTCCTGTGCCCGCCACAGGGCAATTATTCGCCACGGTCTTCTGGATCCACGCCGTAATGATTGAACTATTCGCGGCCGACGGGGCGAGGTAGGCGCCCTGTGCGATCTGGTCCACAGGTGTAATAATAGACGACAGGTAGGCGCCTCCGCGGACATCCAGCGCGAACTGCGGCGTCTGGGTGCCGACGCCAATGGTGCTCGTTACCATCGTAGAGCTGTTGAGAGTGGTGGTCTGGAGGGTGCTCGTTTGGAGGCTGCTGGTCTGGAGGGTGTTGGCGGAGATCGTAGATCCCACAAGCGAGGAGTGATTGACGGAATTCACCGTCAGGGCATTGGTCCATGTGAGGGCGCTGTTGGCGCCCGAGGTCAGCACGTAGTTCGTGGGGACGAGGGCGGGGAGAGACATGAGCTATCCCAGACGAATATTTTATAAAGAGAGAGCCGTAGAGGCTTCATGGGGATGCGAATATGGATGATCCACCGATCATATGTGTCTCTATAGAGATAGATATGATCGTTTGCATAGGAGCGGTGGGATGCACGCCCGCTTCATGCGAGAGGGGTGTGGGGAAACGAAGTGTCCCCACGGGGGTGTGTTTGTGAAGCACACAATCACAAGGCTCGCAGACCCTGCGGGCCTGCTTTGTGCGTCTCCACCATTTAGTATTTATTATAAAACGGGTGGAGGCATCTGTTCTTTGAAGCAGGAGTATTGGTATTAAAGAGGCCAATGGACGTCGTATTGTATGGAACAAGGACCACGCGGCCGTCAGGGAGAAATACGCCTCCCATATATGCATCTGTGGGAAGTCCGCTGGCGGTGGTTGTATACGTATTCGTTACAGGGTTAAAGATGCCAATGTAGGTCGCATTGCGTGGAACAAATACCACACGACCGTCAGGAAGAAGCACTCCTCCACTATACGCACCTACGGGAATACTACTGGCGGTCGTCGTATAGGCATTCGTCGCAGGATTGAAGAGGCCGATGTAGGTTGCATTAAATGGAACAAAGAGTACACGACCATCAGGAAGAAGCACGCCTCCATAATACGCAACTGCGGGAATCCCACTCGCGGTCGTCGTATACGCATTTGTCACAGGGTTGAAGAGACCAATGTAGGTCGCATTGTGTGGAACAAAAACCACACGGCCGTCGGGTAAAAGCACGCCTCCAACATACGCACCTGCGGGAATCCCACTCGCGGTCGTTGTATACGTATTCGTCGCAGGATTAAAGAGGCCGATGTAGGTTGTAGTATGGGGAACAAATACCACACGACCGTCAGGGAGAAGCACACCTCCCAGATACGCAAAACCACCAGGCAACACAGGAGATGATGGAGTTACTACACTGTATGAATTGGTAGCTGGATTAAAAAGCCCTATATTGGTGCTATTAGCTGGCACAAATACCACACGGCCATCAGGAAGAAGCACGCCTCCCCAATACGCATAATTTCCAGGCAACACAGGAGATGATGGAGTTACTATACTATACGCATTTGTAGCTGAATTAAAAACGCCAATCGTGGTTGCTTGGGATGGAACAAATACTACACGACCGTCAGGGAGAAGAACACCTCCAATATATGCGCCAGCGCCAGGCGTCGTTCCCACCGTCCCATACGTCGCCCCGCTCGCCCAGAACGGCAACGTGCCCGACACAGGCGTCACGCGGTTGACCATCTTCGTCATAGACGTAATGATTGTAGAACTGTTTGCCACAGAAGGAACAAGGTTCAGACCCTGCGCCAACAGATCCACAGGCGCCTGAATAGACGACAGATAGGCTGTTCCCCTCACGTCCAACGGATAAGCCCCTGACGTCGCACCCACTCCCAGCGTGCTGGTCGTAAGGGTAGATACCTGGAATGCACCTGTCTGAAGGGTGCTCGGCTGGGCGCGATTGGCCGCGAGGGTCGTCGTAGAGATCGTAGATCCCACCATGGAGGAATAGTTAATGGTGTTCATGGTTAGTGCGTTGGTCCATGTGAGGGCACTATTGGCACCTGAGGTCAGCACAAAGTTTGTCGGAACGAGGGCAGGGAGAGACATGAGCTATCCGTAGGGTATATTTTGTGAGGTGGAGACGTTTAGAGGACGCGGGGCGTTATCGGAGCGTCATTGGATCAGAAGAGATGTGGGTCAGCTCCTATGGAGAGGGGTGTGTTTGTGAAGCATACGCTTCCTCTTCATGGGAGAGGGGTGTGTTTGTGAAGCATACGCTTCCTCTTCATGGGAGAGGGGTGTGGGGAAACGCCCGCCTGTGGCGGGCAGTGTCCCCACCACTTAGAATTTATTAAAAAACGGATGGAGGCATCGGCTTTCTGATGTGGGGGTGTTGGTGTGATAGATGCCAATGGCGCCTGCACTATTGGGGACCAACACGACACGACCGTCAGGAAGAAGTACGCCTCCAACATATCTAGATGCGCCAGCTGTTGTGGTATACACATTTGTCACTGGATTATAGAGGCCGATGGAGCTCGAACCGGTCGGAACCAACAGCACACGGCCGTCAGGAAGAAGCACGCCACCCTGATACGCACTATTAGGAATTCCACTGGCCGTCGTGGTATATGCATTTGTCGCAGGATTATAGAGGCCAATGGCGCCCGCACTGAATGGAACAAATAGGACACGACCGTCAGGAAGAAGAACTCCTCCACAATATGCAACGATAGGAATCCCGCTGGCGGTTGTGGTATACTCATTCGTCGCAGGATTGAAGATACCGATGTAGGTCGCACGGTAAGGAACAAATATGACACGACCGTCAGGAAGAAGAACCCCATTATAATACGCACCTGCAGGGATTCCACTGGCCGTCGTCGTATACGTGCCTCCTGATGGAGATGGAGTAAAGAGGCCAATGGTTCCCCCATTGAATGGAACAAATAGGACACGTCCGTCAGGAAGAAGTACGCCACCCTGATACGCATATGCGGGAATTCCACTGGCGACCGTGGTATACGCATTTGTCGCTGGATTAAAGAGACCGACATAGGATACACCGCCAGGAACCAACACCACACGACCGTCAGGAAGAAGCACGCCTCCATTATACGCACTTGCGGGAATTCCAACTGCCGTTATGCTATAGGTATTCGTTGCGGGATGAAAGAGACCGATGTAGGTAGCAGCGTAGGGAACACACAGAACACGACCGTCAGGAAGAAGCACTCCTCCAGAATACGCATTTTCGGGAATTCCACTTCCTACCGTCCCATACGTCGCCCCTGATGCCCAGAATGGCAGCGTGCCCGCAACGGGCGTCACGCGGCGCACCATCTTCGTCAGCGACGCAATGATCGTCGAGCTATTTGCCACAGAGGGAAGAAGGTTGAGGCCCTGTGCCAACAGATCCACAGGCGCCTGAATGGACGACAGATAGGCTGTGCCCCTCACATCCATCGCATAAGTCCCTGATGCCGCACCGATGCTTATCGTGCTGGTTGTTAGCGTAGACACCTGGAATGCGCCCGTTTGAAGGGTGCTCTGCTGGATTCGGTTGGTCGCAAGGGTATTCGTAGAGATGGTGGACCCCGTAAGCGAGGAGAAGTTTATGCTTTTCAGTGTAAGTGTATTAGACCATATCATTTCACTATTTGTGCCCAATGTCAGCACATTATTAGTGGAAACCAGGGCGATGGGAGTAGACATCAGCTATTCGGATCTTACATTTTATCTGATCGCAGACGTTTTGGGATCACCGATCGAGACAGAGTGTTTCATAGAGAAGACGTGTATGTCTACACTCTTCTCTTTGGAGATCCTCAGATATTACTGAAAGCCACTAAAACCCTGCGAAGTTGCCCACGCCAACAACTGTGCATTCTGGGCGTTCAGTGTCGCATTCTGCTCCCTCAGCTCCTGAATCGCCAGCGTCAGCATCGCCACCACCGACACATCCGACAATCCCCTCGGACGAATGATCTTGTTGCCGTCTGCATCGAGCTTCCACACGAACTCACCATTGTTGAGAAGCGGGCTACCATCAGGCTGGGTCTCCCACACCCACTCATACTTCTTCCCATCCACCGCCAACGGGATCGCCTTCTCCACATCCTGCGCAATGAATCCCAACCGTTCCTCCTGCGTGCCCATAAACCGAAAGGTAGCCGGTCGGAGCTCCATGACCGTAGACAGTGCCGCCGCCCGATCCGTCAAGTATTGAATGTTCGTTTTCAGGCGAGCATCCGATGACACCGACAGAAACCCATTGGATCCCGACGTAATCACCGTGCCATTCGTCGTCAGTGGCGAGACAAATACGCTGGCTCCTGCGGCGGCGACTGTGACATTACCACCGCTCGGGTTGAGCGCCAACGTATTAAATGTGATACCTGCGTTCACAAACGACGCCTGGACCGCACTAAACGACGACGTGATCGAACTATTGGCCGCCTGGTAGATCTGGGTGTTCTGGGTGCTCGTATTTGTAAGAGTGACGGTAAGGGAACTGGTAAAGGTATTGGCGCCTAAAAAGGTGTTGTTACTAGCAAGCACATTGAGGCCTGACGGACCCCTGGCGCCTCGGAGTTCCACCGCGTTAATAGACGTGCCCGAATACTGTCCCCAGTTCGTCACGCCATTGCTTTGGACAAGGTTGAGGGCATACGTCGTCGCCCCACTCACCACCGCCGTATCAATCGTCTCCACCGAGTATCCCTGGGACTGATTCGCTGCCCCTGCGACAATCGTATAGACTGTTCCAATCGCCGTAGACACAACAGGGGCAGATCCCGTGTAACGATACAGCTGGACGAGCACTGATCCTCCCATACCCGCCATCACATCTCCATTGGCCACCACACGGACCGGATAGCCCGTTGCCGTCAGGGCCGTGCTCACGACGGTCGAGAGGGAGGCCGCAGAGGCCACGACGGGAACACTGGTCAGCGCACTCGGACTGATGGTCTGTGCGTAGTTCATGGGGCCCACGCCGTCGGGGTTCGGGCCCGTTGGGCCCTTCGCCCCTCGGAGCTCAATGACATTCATCACATTGCCTGAATTGGTGCCCCAACTGGTCGTGCCGTTGCTCTGGACGAGATTCAGGACGTAGGTGTAGGCTCCCGAGGCGGCAGTAGTGTCAATGGTTTCGATGGAGAATCCTTGACTTGTGTTCGCTGCCTGTCCCACGATCGTCTGGATGTTTCCGATGGCCGTGCTGACGGCTCCATTGTATCGGTAGAGCTGAACAAGCGCCGTGGTGCCCGCCGACATCGTCAGATCACCACAGGCGGCCACTCTCACAGGGTTGTTTCCTGCGTTAAATGCAGTGCTCACAATGGTCGACGCGACAGCGGCAGAGGCGACGGCGGGGACGTTTTGAAGAGCAGAGGCCCGCAGGGTTTGCGCATAGCTCATCGGTCCCACGCCGTCAGGGTTCGGTCCCGTCGGACCCGTGGCTCCACGGGCGCCTCGGAGTTCAATCGCGTTCATGACATTGCCCGAGTTCGCACCCCAGCTTGTTGTGCCGTTACTTTGGACAAGATTCAGGACATACGTGTAGACGCCCGATGGCGCGGTGGTATCAATGGTTTCGATGGAGAATCCTTGGCCATTACTGGCCGATTGACTCACGATCGTCTGGATGTTTCCGATGGCGGTGCTGACTGTGCCTCCACCACTTCCTGAATACCGATAGAGCTGGACGAGGGCCGTGGTGCCCGCCGCGGTCGTGAGGTCTCCACAGGCTGCCACTCGGATCGGATTTCCTCCTGTGTTCAATGTGGTGCTCACAATCGTGGAAGCGACAGCTGCGGAGGCGACTACTGGGATATTTTGAAGGCTTGCGGCATTCAGTGTTTGGGCATAGTTCATGGCGCCAAATCCCTCAGGTGCAGGTCCCGTGACACCCGTGATGCCCGTGGCTCCGCGTGCGCCTCGGAGTTCAATGACGTTCATGGCGTTTCCTGTCGTGGCGCCCCAGCTGGTCGTCGTGTTGCTCTGGATGAGATTCAGGACGTAGGTATACGCTCCAGAAGGCACAGTCGTGTCGATGGTTTCGATGGAGAATCCTTGGGCCGCATTGCCCGTTTGTGCAACAATCATCTGAGGATTTCCAATGGCCGTCGAGACTCCCGCCAGTGTGTATCGGTAGAGCTGGACAAGAACGGTGGTTCCCGCGGAAGTAAGGAGATCTCCACAGGCCGCCACGCGCACAGGATTGCCTCCCGTGTTAAACGAAGTGCTGACAATGGTCGAGGCGGCCGCTGCGGAGGCGACGATGGGGATATTTTGAAGACTAGTGGCCCTCAGGGTCTGAGCGTAGTTCATGGGGCCGACACCGTCGGGGTTGGGTCCCGTGGGGCCTGTGGCAATGGCTCCTGTGTAGCCTGTGGCTCCTGTGTAGCCCGTTGCGCCTGTGACACCTGTGGGACCTGTGGCAATGGGGCCCGTTGGGCCTGTGGTTCCTGTTTGGCCCGTGGTGCCCAAAACGCCAGTTGGGCCTGTAGGACCAGTAACGCCTGTCACACCTGTTTGTCCCGTGGTTCCCGTGGTGCCGAGGAAACCCGCCATGCCTGTGGGGCCCGTGCGACCAATCCCGTCGTTTCCATTGACCGAAGACACTGTAAGGGTGCTGAGTGTAAGTTGGTTGGTCCACACACTCTTCCCGTTACTACTGACAGTCATCACATACCCCCCTTCTATCAGACCGGTCCCCGAATACGTCGTGCTGTTTCGGAGAGTCTGAAAGTCATATTCAGGTGTGGACATGACCTGTACTATTTACCACAGAGACATTCCATCTCTTGTGGAGGCGCAAGTGTCCCATTACGTATCCTCTGAGTAAACGGTGAGGGTTCTCGCGCTTGGGTCTACATATCCCGTAACCTCCTTACCATCTGCAGACCATTTCGGTTGCCAGTAAGCGGGAATGATCGTCTGACGGTTTGCTCCAACAGATTCGCAAAACAGACGACGATAATAATAGGCCTCCTTGGTGGTCGGGGGACAGTGGGGATACGTTGTGGCTGCCGTGGAGAGTTCCTCATCCGTCACTTTGTCTTCCACCCATGCCTGGATAATTTGGAACCAACTGTGGAGGCATTCTGCCCCCACACCCCCCACCGATGGCGCAGCGTCGTGGTCTTCTTTAAGTCCCCTAGGCGCAGCGTCGTGGTCTTCTTTAAGTCCCCTAGGCGCAGCGCCCTGGTCGTCTTTAAGTTCTCCAGAGGTCTGGTCGGATTTGCGCTCGCTCCCTGGGAGAGGGGTGTGTTTGTGAAGCACAAACGAAGTGTCCCCACGAGGGGTGTGGGGACGCTTCGCGCCTCCACCTGAAATACCGTCCGAAAACGCCTCCTTCTTGCGATACAGCACCTCATCAGGCAGCAGCCCCGTGCCCGCAAACGCCTCTCGCAGCCACCACTTCTCCAGACCGCGCTCCTTCGGGTGTCGCTCCTCCCCTGGAATCACCCAATACGACTCGATGAACTCGGGATCCAGCAGGGGAACACGGCCCTCCAGACCCCATCGCGCAATACAGCGGTCCGCGCGCTTCACATCATAATGGTGAATGTTCTTCACGGACTCACGGGCGCACGCATCGATCGCCGCGCCGCTCGGCGCATACCAGTTGAACAGATACGACGAGCACACCTCATCTGGACCCTCGCCCACCAGCACCACCTTGCAGTCCGTTCGAGTTCCAATGTGCTTCGAGACGAGGTATTGTCCCACACTTGCTCGGACTGTCGTCGTGTCCCATGATTCGATGGTTCGAATCACATCAGGAATGGCTTCTAAGGCTTGTTGTGCCGTAAACAGGACCTCCGTGTGATCCGACCCAATGTGCTCGGCCACCTGACGGGCATACACGAGATCCGTTCCGCCCGCCATTCCGCAGCAGAAGGTCCGAATGCGCTTTCCGAGAAGGCGCGCGGAGATCGCGGCGACCAGGGACGAATCCACGCCGCCTGATAAGAGCCACGCGAGGGGTTGGTCGGCGTTCAGGCGACGCCTCACAGAGTTCGTGACGGCGTCACGGACGTCTCGGAGATGCTCCCCGTCCGACAGCTCACATTCGTCCCAGATCGGTTTATTGGCTGAATAGGTGTGAGAGATCGCGGGACGGACGGTGTAGAAGAGGGCATAGGCTAGCTTTTGGAGTTGTAGTCCCTCTAGGGTGGCGGTGTAGACGTAGAGGTGGCCTGGGGGGAACTCTTGGAATTCATGGGTGGAGTGGAGGGCGCCCTTGAGCTCGGAGGTGAGGTAGAGTTCCTTTGAGGTGTCCGTGTTGACGAACAGCGGGCGAACCCCCACAGAGTCACGTCCGACAATCACACGGGTCAGATTCTTGAGCGCATCCAGTTCGATCAGAATGAACGCGAACTCTCCTTTCACTTCCCGTTGGATGAACCGTTCGAAGGCGTGCACGGCATGCTCTTTGTTCTGTTGGATCTGGAGATAGGCCTCTGGAATCACTCGGCAATCACTATTATTTTCGGTAAGACCACGGGCGTTCACGATCTCCTTGTAGTTGTAGATTTCGCCGTTGCAGAGAAAGAGTACGGTGCGATCGTCGGTCTCATAGATGAACGGTTGGTTGGAGCGCATCGTGGGGTCGACAATGGCGAGCCGATGGAATCCGATGATGAGCTGGGGAAGCACTTGGAATGTGGAGTGATCAGGGCCGCGATGCTTCATGCTCATGAAGTCCTCATAGAGCCGCGAGATGTCTTGGATGTCTTGCGGTGCTTGACTGTCTTGACTGTCTTGGCTGCCTTGACTGCTCTGCTTTCCAATAACGGCGAAAATACCACACATTCCTCCTTGGAGTCACGTGGGGGGTCTTTACATCCTATTACGCAGTGATATGTAGTGATACGATTACGTAGTGCTACGAAGTGCTATGAAGTGCTATGAAGTGCTACATCGTGAGTATAGGATACGTGTGTTTTATAGGGATATTGATTATTATGTAGGGGTCAAGTAGAGTCATGTCACGCAGTAGAGCTGCCTCCGCTGCCGCTGCCGCAGCCATTCAAGTAGACGTTCCATGTCCGTCACACGCGGAGTATCGAGACACGGGCCCTGCATGGCCGAATCATCCTAACATAGGCTTACAGGAAGGGGATGAAGAACAATTAAGAAAAATACTAATAGAGGCAAACAATCCAGATCCTAGGTTAAAAAAAGATCCACTAGGACGCGCTGTGTTGTTCTATAAACAGCTTCCTTCCTCTTATAAGAATAAGCTATGGAAAAAGGCAGCAGATCATCTCATTGCGACTCGTCACGATAATCTACTAGCGCCTGATAGCGATTTTTTACCTACTTCTATTACCAAGCCGATATGGCCAGGAGCGGAAGACTGTCAAACCATCTGTCTAACGGAACCAGAGAGGGTGTGTCCATGGACAGAGGATTGTCATACTTTTTATGATACTCGTAAACCACAGTGGAACAGGCAACGTGAGCATAGTAGGATCTGTCATACGCGTTGGATTCTGGAGGAAGAACACCGCAGAGGAGACGTTGCTCTTGCCCGAAGGAGAGAAACGTTAGCTGCAAAAAAGAAAGCACTACGACTCCGTATGGAAGCGGAAGCGAGACTGTCAGCGATGATGTTTGAACCTGAAGAGTTCCCTAATGAAAAAAAGGAAGTAGAGAAGATTACACAGGGATTTCCTTTAAAGAAGGGTGGGTCGCCTCGTAGTCTAGATCCAATCATCGCGCAATTTCGTGCTCTCCAAAAGAGTGATCCCTTCACACTTCTCGACTTCCAATGCGCCATTGCAGACTATTTTCATGATGGAATGCCTGGATTTCGTATTTCAAGCACGAAAGATCCAAAGATTAGTGGGATTCGGGTCATCGATCTTAATATGATACGAATTGGAAAAGAGAGGCACCACGATTTTATGTATGATTTTATGTCCAATGTATTGCATACCATCAACGCCCAGACTCCTGCTCGTCTTCGAAGAATTAAAGATGTGTTGATCGCTCTTCAACCCCATGACGCCAGTCCCATCTTCACATTACCTGGTGGAGCCGCAGGAGATGCCTTGAACGCATGGCGCAATGTAATTCAATTACATGGTAGGATCGAGGATAGTCTTATCCCTCATCTTGGTCTCCCATCAGATGAATCGTTAGCAGATATCTATCACACCGATCTCCCTTCTCTAAAAAGAAAGCACCCCATCCATTCCTATCATGCCTATCTTCAGTCTGGAAAGAGGCGTATCACCGTCCATGTCAAAAAAGGTGAGATCGATCTTCTCACCGACCTAGAGGCACAGCGTGTGGTTACTTTTTTGCTATTTGTCCTGTTCGGACCCTCCTATGAAGCGCAACGGGCAAGTCATCCTGCAACGTTTACCTTTGATGCGCACAAGGGTCACACGAATCGTCTCCTTGCGAAATCGAACCTACCCATTTTTTTACGATTGATGACTCCCTACAATGTGGCAGATTCTGCCATGACAGAGAAATTCAAGAATGTCGATCCAGATGACGAAGATCTCGCTGAGGAGATTAGAGGGGCTCTCTCCGCAAATGATCTCCAGATCAAGGAAGATGCAAAAATCGGGGAAGACGAGGAAGAGGAGGAGGACGATACGTATACTGCCGCTCAAAAAGGCGATGATCGTTTTGTATATACGTTTAACAGGGGTAATGCACGTCCTTTTGTGGTAAGTGATACCAATATGATATTTGACGATAATTGGTTAATCTACTATAAAAATGATGGGTTCACCCAACAACATCCTTATCTGTTCTCTATGAATCTCGTAGACGCTGGATTACATCAGTATATTACAGACGAAAAGATAAAGGGCATTAACCCCTCTTTCTACACGGTAGAGGCTCCTTTTAGCACAGATATCACTCGTGGCCCCTCTTTAAATTATTTGATGATGGGATTGATGCGAGGATCAAAGTCTAATGTATTTCCTAAGCAAAAATTTAAAGATACAAATGCGCTATATAAAGCCTTATGTGTACTTTATGATCGTATTCAGAAAGAAGATAATGTAAAAAGGCTTCTACCCATCTACACGATTCCACCATCGTCTCATTCTCTCCCGTTGTTTCAACACATTTCAAGTGCACCTTTGTTTGCCTATCATATGCTATATGATCTTCAGCATCATATCTCCGCCCTTCCCTCTCGTATCAAATGGGCAGGAGATCGTGAACAGTATATGGCGATACACGGTATTCCAAATTCCGTATTTGTCACATTAGATACCACAGCATATTATTGCGCCCTTGCAAACAGGGTTGCTTCTCTTCTAGAACGAAAAAACTCCATTAAACTGGTGGGTGCTGTGCTGGATGCGGCAACGAAAGGAGGTATCGCTACACTGGCGGCACAGACTCCCCAACTGGCTTCTGATCCTATACCTGCACCTGCTAAAAAGGGTGCACGGGGTAAGCTTGCGGCAAGTAAGCTTGCGGCAAGTAAGCCTGCGGCGAGTAAACCTGCGGCAAGTAAGCTTGCTGGAATAGGTGCACAGAGTAAGATTGCTAGAAAGGCCGCTGAAAAGGGCGCACAGGGTAAGCGTATTGCATATACACTTGGACCGAAAAAAAAGACAACGGGAAAGGGGTACATGACACGTAAGAATGGTAGGCAAAGTGCACAGAGTATGCCTGGCCGCGAGTATTTCTTTTTGAACTGGCTGTATCCCCTTACCATGTCCGTCAACGCGGCATTTTATGGGCATCACGCGGAGCATGCCTATGTGCTTCTACAGAATCTTCAAAAGGATATCTCCTATCCTCTTCTCTTTCCTGCCCTTCAAGAGCAACTGATTCATGCCGTGTCGCTGATTCCCAATGTTCCTGAGGATCTCATGGACGCTGTTAAGAATATCACAGCTGAGACCTATGACATTGTCGCTCCTGAATGCCTATCTCGTCTGGAAGCGCTCTATACCTCACCTCGTCTGTCGATCTTCTCCCAGTCTGTTCATAAAAAGACCCTACTCGGTTATCTTCGAGAAATGAAAGAGAAGCTGTCTAGGAGATTATCTAATGATCCCACGACGAATATGCTACACATCCTTCTTACACAAGATCACACACAAGATCAAGAGAAGGCCTGTCTTGCGCTCTCCCTGCTCTTCGAGCGCCTTCATGGCAGGATTCAGAATGGAACATCATACCTGGGACAGATCTTGGGTATTACTGGAGGACCCGATCTGGAGTGTGTGGACGATCAAGAAGTATGGGAATATCTCACAGATGTTATTACGGAAGATATGGTATGGATCACGGATCTTTCTCGGCATGATGTGCCAATGGAGGCTATGCCAACGGAGGCTATGCCAACGGAGAATGCTGTTCCATTGGATGTGTCTACTAAGGCGAATGCGCCTGCTGTTGCGCCTGCTGTTGCGCCTGCGAATGTGCCTGTTGCGCCTGCGCATGCGCTTTCCAATGCCGCTGCGCTTGCCAACGCTCCCACATCTGTCCGCAATATCTCCGCGAAACTTCATCGTGTCAACCGTGGATCTATCTTTCATAATCTGAATCGTGCATTTACTCAATTGCGCCCCAAAAATGCACGCCATGCGACTCGTATGCATCGTGCAAGTCGCGCTCAAGCACCACGCGCTCAAGCACCACGCACCCAAGCAGCTCGTGGAGGTGATGCCACTCATATGGGTGGGTCTATGAAAACACGACGAGCCAAGAAGGGCTCGCGGCGATCGCGACAATCACGGAGTCATCGCAAAGACTAAGATCTAAAGTGTATGCACGTCTTTATGAGTAATATGTGGAGACTCTTCGCACGCTCGTCTCCCATTGCGGGCTTTAGGCTCTCTGGTCCCCTCTTTAGGTCCTCTGTGGGCATCCGTCTCTTCTCGACTGTCACAACGGCAGTCCCCTATGGCTGGGTCTACGCCTTCTATAGCCGCTCCATGCCTGGCCTCGTGAAAATCGGAATGACCACACGCAGCCCTGAGATCCGTCTCGCCGAGGCCAACAAGGGCGACACCTGGCGACCCCCTGAGAAATATCGGATCCTCTGTGCGCTGCGCGTGAAGGACGCCGTGGAAAAAGAGAAGGAGATCCATGCGGCGTTTGCTCGAGAGCGAATCGGTGCGCGCGAATTCTTTCGCTTACCGCATGCGGTGGTGCTCCAGTATTTTAAGAGGCAGGCTCGAATCACGCGCTTCTAAACGCGGATTGGAGAATCTAAACAGAATGTGTGTCTCCCTTGTAATGAGACTCTATCCGCTTCCCTTTCGTATGAGTTTTTTTCGAAGTGTTTTGAAGCCCCTTGCTCAACGAAGTGCTCTTGCCCTTCCCTGGAGCCCCTCCTGTTCCTACCATGTTCTCTCTCGTCTTCAGCCTCACGGCCTGAGCGCAGAAGAGACACAGCGCTTGTTATCCGCCGCAATGGTTCATCGAGCCCTTGCGGTAGATACAGTTCGAGGCCTTGTTGTGGCCAATCGGATTCCCCTGCTGACTTTTCAGGATCTAGAGGGAATGCCCTTGTTTCTCATGGAATGGAATCGGTTCAGCCCTCTTCGCCGTTATCATATCGTTCGCTCCCTGGTGACCTCTGCGAATGCGGATGCTGCTGCGGAACTCTTTCTTCTTCGTGATCCCCTGGTTCGGCTGATCGTTCGTGTGCGTCCAAGGCAAGAGCCTGAACAGGTGGATCAGGAAGAGAATGATGGGAGTGACAACCATTCAAATCTGTAGACGAAAGGACAAGAATGATGAAAGTGCTATCAGGCGATCGGCCTGATTCAGATCCGAAGACAGGTCTGAAAGGCAGGCAGAGCCACTAGGTGGTCTGCCTGTTCCAAGGCAGATTCCATCCAACACTGTTTCACCGCAAACGATTCCCCTGCCAGAAACAGAGGAACCTGCGGACAAGGTTGAAGAGACGCGCGAGATTCCTCTTTCACATCATAGTCTCCAGGGAGCCAATAGGAGCATCCCTGCGCCCATGGATATCGCTTGACCATCGTCGGTTCAGGAATCTCGAGATGCGGAAAGAGACGGCGGACCTCCTTCATGAGCTCCTTCGTAAGTTTTTCTTTCGGAAGGTGAAACCATTTATCTGTATCAGGACCCTCCATATAGGAGATCATGATTGTCCCTTGTTTGGGATTCATGGGAATGATATAGCGGAGAGGACCATCTGTCACGATTTTTGTTTGTGGGAACCATGACTTACCGTTCTGGAGGGGGAAGACCGCATAGATCCGCACGAGGGGTTCCATGGTAAGATGTTTAAACACAGGGAGAACAGGTAGCACGGAAGGCATTGTGATCTTCTTCAGAACATCACATGGCATCGTCAGAACAACTGTGGCACTATCGTAAGTGCCTTCATACGCTCCTTTGTAATGCTGGGTATCATGGTTGTGCTCGACGTCCACACGCATTCCATTTGTATTTTTTGTTACCCCCGTAATCGTAATGCCATGATGAATCTCCCCTCCACGTTCCAGGAACTCCGCAGCCATCGCCGACGTCAGCGCACTCAGACCCTCTTTGCACACGACAAACTCGTGATGCCCCATCTCTTCGTCAAAGGATCGGAGGGCGAGATCGGCGCGAAGGGTGTGCGTCTCGGCATGATAGGGAAAGAGGGCCATAAATCTCGCTGTGCGTGTAGGACCCACCGTCTTCTTCAGTAATTGCTCGATGGTGTGCGTGGCAAGCAGGTGAGGATCCAGGGCTTTCAAGGGGTCCAGATAGATGGCACAGAGTTCGGTAAAGGGATTGGGATTGCCTAGCGTATGGTCTTTGGACATCCAATCGCTTTCGGATGAAATGGGGATGGTATGGAGACCATACTTCTTCAACAGAGCCAATGTCTTCGCGTGCTTCGTAGAGATGCGTCCTGCTCCCATTTCCCATTGGATCTTGTGGTCCGAAGAATAATAGGTTGCAACACGCCCTCCTGTGTGCTTCTCTTTCTCTAAGAGGATCACTCGTTTGGTTCGGTCTGCTTTCAGGACAGCAAGGCCAATCCTCAGACCTGCGAGACCCGCTCCTCCAATCAAAAGGTCAGTATGGAGACGTTCCGTGTGCTTCACAAACATACCCCTCTCTCGTGGAGATCGTAAAGGTATCATCTCTGTAGTGTGGTGACATTCTGTCACTGGTAGAAAATCTGTGATTTTCTATGGAGAGAATCTTAGCGACGTGTCTTCTTCGCACGTTGCTTGCGTCTACTATGGAGAGGGGTGTGGGTTTGCGAAGCGTGCGAAGTGTCCCCACGGCGCGTGCCACCCGATCGATTGTTTCGAGAGATACGTGACAACAGCTCACTCTGCATTGTCTGTTTACGTTTCGTATTGTTTAGAGTAGGCGACTGAAGCTCCTTCTGCATATTCCCTTTGCGCCGTCTCGTATTGTTCATTTGTCTCTTTTCCACAACCGCCTGTCCTTTTCTCAAATTCGTCCCCAACATCTCCTCTATGATACTGCCGACAGGCCTAGACACGGAAGGAAACGTAGGAGGACCTGGGTTCATGGACCTGTTCAATAAAAACATATTACCCGTCAATGCCCTCGCGAGTTTCTGCTGTTTGGCCCGTTCTATCGCAAGGGGGCGTCCCATAGTGATATTATAGGCTTCTAGAGCGTTTTTACGACGAAGTCCTACTTTTCGCTCTGGTTCCTCTGCGGCTGCCTCTGCATTATTTTGGTCACGGAGGGCATACCAATTATACAAATCGTCATATTTCAACGGTTGTATATGCTCTTCATGCAACAACTGGAGCACAGATCGCTGTGTGTCATTTTGGATATCCATATCGGCGTTAGGATCTTGAAACAGAAGCATCATCGTTCGGTAAAATTGTCTGTATCGTTTGACCGCTTGACTCTGCGGATGTGCCTTGACTTCTGCATCCGTGAGAGAAGCAAAAGGAAGATCACTCAGATAGACGAGGGAGTGGAGAGGGGTTTCTCCACGAACATTCTGGTGTAGAAGACTGAATCCATCTTCCAATAATGTTTCTACAAAGTGGGGATTCAGGATCCGAAAGAAACCACTCGATAGATAAGAATGAAGATAGGAATTTCTCTCCATCGTCATTGAATCTAACACAAAATCCAATCCTAGCTGCTGTTTAAAATAGGGGAATACTCGTTCGGAGGACCATAGAAGGATATGGGTCACTGGTCCATGACCCTGTGTTTGATCAATCGTCATGTCGTATAGGTCATCGCTTGCATCATAGGCATTATCATTGTTGTGATTAGATAGATCATTATGTGTCTTGTTGCCTGCTTGGAACCCTCGCTCCTCGCCGATGTGCTCCAGCAATAATCGTGGATGATACCATGATGGAATATCTTCGTCCAAGCCGAATGTTTCGTCGAGTGATGCGTCGTATAGCACAATATTAATGATTAATCCATGGACGTCTTGTGGTGTAAAGGCATTGTCTGCATAGGGATGAAGAAAGGGACGTAGTTGGTCAACTACCTGAAGGATGGTCGCCTCAGTGGGAATGGCCCGAACCGTAGCGGTCACTCGACCTTCCTCGTCGATTATGATTTCAGGATCGTATAATGCCTGCATGGCATCATTTATTTGGTCGTTTTCCAAATAGAGATATCCGCGCTCTATCAGGACAAAGGGATTGGCCATGGCTCCTATCTAGTCTGGACAGAATATCTCCACGGAGAGGTGTGTTTGTGCAAAGCAGGCCCGAACAAAGCAGGCCCGAACAAAGCAGGCCCGAACAAAGCAGGCCCGAAGGGACTGCGGGCCTTGTGGGGACTGCGGGCCTTGTGGGGACTGCGGGCCTTGTGGGGACTGCGAGCCTTGTGGGGACTGCGGGCCTTAGGAAGCACGCGGAACGTCCCCCCTATGGTATCATCTCTGTCCGTTCACAGAGATGATATCATGTTGATAGGAAACATACAAAAATAGGCGTATGTCATATAATTATGTCATTAAGTGAAACCATGGAGGCTATAAATACACGCCCTCTCCGTGGATACATTCTGTGTGCTCCACAAACACACACCTCTTTCATGGAAAGGGTGTGAGGATACAAGTTAGCTTCATTGGAGGGGGGTATGGGGGAACGAAGTGCCCCCATAGGGGTGTGGGGGTTGCGAAGCATGCGAAGCATGCGAAGTGTCTCTTAATGAGACAAGATCAGCGCCTTCAGCTCCTTCACCGACTGAAGA